GGTCTTCATACCTTTCTTCTCATATCCCTTCCAACACTTTTCACCAAGCATCTTACTTCCGAGACCCTCAGTTGGTTTCAATGGTTCTGTTTCAATAATGTCAACTGTTTCAAATTCAAGTGCTTTGAACTCGTCTCTCCAGTTTGAAAAATCGTATGAATCGGTTACCATTTTTGCCTTTCCTTTTCTATCGGGATTTGGATCTTCTCTGCGTTTTTTAGCAGCTCTTCTATTTCTTTCGTCTTTACTCATTGAAGCGCGATCATCCGCATCACGACAGAATGGTTTGGTCTTTTGACCTGGTTGTCTCGCACAGGGTTTACCGTCATACTTACCACCCGTTTGTTTCCAACCACCACCTTTGAACCAATCACGAAGGGAATACCCCTTATCTTTCGCAGACTTACCATCACGTTTTTCTAATATAGTATTTTCGCTCACCCCGCCACCATTTCCTCCGCCGCCGTTGCCGCCGCCATTGGAACCACCGTTTCCGTTACCGTTTCCATTTTTCTTGCCTTCTTCACCATCTTCATTTTCTTTAGACAAATAACCACCACGTCCCACATAATAACCCATAGGGACTTTCTTACATTTTTTATCAGTATAGCACCAGTACTTCCCAGGGGGACACGATTTAGCTTTGGTCATATTAGGTAAGTATGTCCTTTATCTATTTAGAATCTCCATTATTTTTGAGAAATTTCTGGAGATCCGCTGTAGACCCAAAGAAAACCGCATTGTTTGTAACGTTTGTCGCTTTAGGTGATTTCCCATCGTCTTTTTCGATGTCTTTTACTTTTTTCTGAAGATCGACTAATTTATCGGCAACATCACCGACATGTTTGATAAGTTGTCCTGCAACCTCAAATGCTCTAGGAGAATCTGATTCTTGTGCAAGTTCTAAAATTCCATCAACTGCTTCTTGACCTTTTTCAATCAAGGAGTAAAGATTACCCCGAGTATATTCATAATCTTTTTTGAGTTGTTCTTGAGTGGAAGTAACGACTTCAGTTACCTCTGGTTCTTTTTTGACAATTTTTTCAGACTTAACCTCTGTGGGGGTAATATCCAAAGCATCATCTATTTCATCGTACTTCATGCGTCCACGTCAGTTTGTTTGGTTGTACTGTAGATCTTTCCATCATTAAAATTGAATGTAGATTCATTGAATCCAAAATCATCGTCAAGATCAATCAGTTCATCGTCTGCTGCATTGATTGCGTTAACATAATCCAATGCTTCATGAGTGGTAGCAATAGTACCGTTCTCACCTCTATTTACCTTGATAACATTACCAGCAATTTCTCTGATAAACATTACTTCTTCACCAATCTGTATGTAAGTCTTAGAAATCAACTGAGTTCCAAATTCAACACTAAACTCGGTGACGTTTGCTGCAATATCTTCAGAAAGTTGGGTTGCACCGTCAGAATTGTAATCTTTAAGGGCTTTAGGAGTTGCAACATAACGAAGTTCCCTGGATGCATTTTTTCTTTCGGTATTCGTATAATAATCGACTTGAACTTTTTTGATTATACTATCGTTACCAGTATCCACTGGACCAAATAGATATGTTTTTGCAGTAAAGTCTAATGTGTATACTAGGGATCTTCTTGTAGTAAAATCTCCCTCATAATCATCATCCATTTGAATACTATTCAAGACCATTGGGATATCTCTAGTCTCACCTATTTGTTCGACTAGATTGACTGTTAGATTAAAGTGGGGTTGAAAATATGGTAATATTTGTTCCACTATCTGTAGTGCATCTTCATTCAGTTTTGTCATAATTGACAATCTGATATTTACGTTGTATGGAACAGGCATAAAAGCCTTAGTAATCTTGTTATTATTCTGATCTACAACCTTAAAAGTTTGCATGGTTGAAGATTTTCTGGTTGGATCATATGAAATACCCACCATCTCAAATGCCATTCTAGGCAGAGTTATTGCAACTTCTTTTCTAAGATTTGGAGATTGTTCTATTCTCGCTAAGAACTTTTGCATAGGTCCATATGCAATAGGGACCTTTAATTGACTAAACCCGTTTCCAGATGTATCTTTGTGTTTAATTTCAATATTATTGAATAATGTGCCGAAAGCTATAATAGTCTTTCTTAAAATTTCGTGATAAAAATAAGTTCCAAACATTAGAATTCTCCAAAGGGATTGGCTTGACTAAAGTCAATAATTTCGTCAGCTTCTGATTCAATATCTATATTATCTGCAAATGCATCTAAGAATTCATTTGAATCAACAGTAGATACTTTATAACTTCCTGCAGCTCCTACAACAGATTCTCCTCTTTGGAATGTTCCATTGACAGTAGCTAACTTGAGAATGCGATCATCAGCATCCCATTCTCTTACATATCCAGTAGCTCCAGAACGTTGACCAGTAACTACTTCATTATATTCATAATAACCATAAGTATCCGACGTTGGAGAAGTAAAGGTAATACTTGGAGTAAATGTATAACCTGCCCCAGCGTTGGAATAAAGAATCTGAGATACTTCTCCATTTGTATTGCGAACTACTTCCGCCTTTGCATTATTGATTTCAGAACTTACCCCAACAGATTGTGCAACAAATATTGGTTCAATGAATACTTGTGGATCGGTAGTATAACCTACACCACCACTACTAATTGCAACAACTGGTAGAACTCCTGTATTCATAACTGCAGTAGCAATACCACCAGACCCGTTTGAACTAATAAATTCAATAGTTGGTGATTCGGTATAACCGTAACCAGGATTTGTTATAAGTACTCGGTCAATACCCCTCTTGTTATTTACAGTTCTAGAAGTCATAATTGCAACTGCAGTTGCAGTAGTTCCATTAACTGGACTGGAGAAAGTTATTGTTGGTGCTATTGTATATCCAATACCAGTTCTATCGTTCTGACCGAAAGTAATACTAGAAATACCACCAGCAGATACAGTTACAGTCGCAGTAGCCTGTTCGCCTTTCTCAAAACTATCTAAGTAAATTCTAGAACCCTCAGTTGCTCCAACTCCATTATAAACTGATGCTGTATCATATATTTCAAAATGATCAAAGTATTGGATACCACCAGTAGTTGATCCAAGCGATACTACATTGTCATCAACAAACTTTTGATTTTCATAATTTGTTCCAGAAAGATTTTCATAAAATTGTCTAACTCTAGTGCTTCCCAGAGGATCATTCCACATAGAGAAGGTAGTACCATCCCAACTAAACTCAAGTTTATTCCACCCACTAGTGAGTGATATTGGTTCATTTAATATTGCTGTACCAAACTGTGCATTATCTGTTCTTCTTATTTCAACACTGACGGTACTATTTGCAGTCCACTTAACATTCACGAAGTTTGATCTATACAGATATCCACTAGTCGGAGTGGATCCCGTATAGTAATAATAGAATTTTACAGTTCCTACAGATTTTTGTCCTGTTATTCCGCGAGTCGTATCTAATTTCCACTCTCTATCATCGATCTTGAGAGAATAATCACTATTAATTGCATTGATGGGATAGTCGAGTACATATTCATTTGGAATTGGTGGTGTTGTAGAAATTGCAACTGTTGCAACACCGATATATTGTGTTCCTGGATTGGTAATATTAAAAGTTTCAATAGTACCATCAACATTAAGAACTGCAGTAGCCGTAGCAGTTACACCGATACCAAAGAAAGGTTTTTGTATCTTAACTGTAGGTGCAGTTACATATGCACCATCATGGATTAGATCTACGTATTGTAGAGACTCGTAAGTCGTGTCGGTAACAATTCCCGAAACAGACGCTACCGCAGTTGTAGCAGAAGTACCAACAAGATTTAGTGTTAAAACATTACCAAACTGAGATACAGTCTCATTGACATTGGATCCTTCTGCGTCCACTTGAGAAACATCGATAATCTCATCTTCAAATTCAAATCTCTCACATAAGAGTTCATAAACATATAGATTTCTGAGTTGATAGAAAGGTTTCTTACCCTCTACAAATTTAATTTCAAAAAGTGCTCCCTCTAAAGGGAAAAAGATCAGGTCTCCCTCATTAGGTCTTTTAGCCTTCTTTCTTTCTCCAACTGGGAACTGATCAATAATTGGTTGAACAAAATCATCATATCTTTCCTTTGATATAACAAGAGTTAATTCATCCGTATTTCTAACACCAAACTTTGTGAGGAGTTCTGCGCTTGCACCCTGGAACCCCTCATAGTTCATCAGATATGCTTCGATTCTGAAACTATCGTCAAACTTTGCAGCAGTGTTTTCTCGTATAACAGTATTTTCTCCAATGATCTTTCTTGGTAAGTACAGTACGTCCTCACCATACATTTTTAACTGTTCATTGACTAAATCCTGAATGAGTCTCTGCTCACCAGGAGATCCTTGGAGAAAATAAGAATTTAGTGGAGACATATCAGCCTATTAGATCG